ATAGAGGCATAAGTACTGACGCTGATACGGGAGATCGTAATATCCGATTGCGTAGACGCATCTCCATCATTGGTACGTATAACCTGCTCCAACAAGTCGATAGTATCCGCAGGGAGATCGTACTCAGATGTACCCTCCACAAGATCTATAGACCCCTCGTCAATCGTCCACAGGTTTATCCCACGGTTCTGCCACTCAATCGTAAGCAGATTCATGGACCGGCGAGCAGTTTGAAGGTCGTACCCAGACCGCATCTCACGGCCTGCGCGTTCCCAAGCCTCCTCCGCGATCTCAGTAAAATCTAAACTGAATGCTGTCGTACCGGATGTAGCCATTTATGTCACCGCATCTTAGCGGGACGGACACCCTTTATGGCACATCCTGCACCGCGAACTTTACTCTTGGCCTTATAGCCTTTGGCCCCCACTTTCCCACCGGCCCTATAACCTTTGGGCTTCAGCATGCCGCCACCGCGCATCTTCTTCGCAGGCCCAAAATCAGCCTTTGTGGGACGCCTGCCGAGTTCATCGTACTTATTCAAGTACTCTCTAAGACTGACTCCGGTTGCCTCTAACTGTTCTTTCGTGACGTTGGCTTTCTTGCCTACGTTACGGCCCCCTTTACCGGTAACACGCGGTCTCTTTTTAGGCGGGGATGGCGGTGTTTCGGGTTCTGCAATCATAGATCTGGTGGATTGCAAATCCCGCATAGCAGCCTGTCTTTCGCCAGTCCTCGCTCTTGACTCCTCGGGGGTAACCCCTAGGGACTCGGTTCGCGGACTAACATCCTCGCGCTGTGCCCTAGGGACGGGCTTAGACTTAGACTTAGACTCTGCTGGGGGAACCTCTGGACCTTTGAAAGCTAATCTAGCCCCTTGGGAAGGGGGTGTCGATGCGCTTGCAGGTGTTTCTGGAGCAGGAGATTTCGGCTTTGCTGGAGGAACCTCTGGACCTTTGAAAGCTAATCTAGCCCCTTGAGAAGGGGTTTTCGATGCAGAAGCCGCTTCACGTTCGGCTCTGGCCTTTCTGCGCCTTCTAAGTACGGAAGCAGGTAGTCTAGGCATAACTAAGAACCCTCATTGTTGTACAGGCTACTAACCACTTAAAGTGAGGTATGTTGCCTTTGGTTAGAACGATTTACGCATATACAAAATAATTGTATACGTGTCGGCAGACGAAGCCCCGACTGTCGTAAAGTTAAGATCGCCCGTCTTACCCGAACCTGAGTTATTAGTAAGTCCACCAAATAGAGTGTAATCGTGACTACCGCTCTGGTTCTCACCTAACTCGATACAGAATTGGTCGCTACTAGCATCCCAAAGCATCTGAACTTTCATGCCAATGCACTGCCACCAGATACGTTCAATCTGGACTCCTGTACAGGCATCACCGTTCTGATTTGAAGCTAAGGCACTAACGTCAACTTTGGTTACTGCGGACTCTCCAGTACCATCAGATACGTTAGTAAACTTCATCACTGCGTGAGCGGGTCCATCTACTAACGTCTGCGAAGTGACTGCATCAGCCATGACTCACTCCTATTATTGATCGGCAAAGGCAGGAGCAGTTGTACTCGTTACGTTACCGAAAATCTGGTAGTTGGTAGTATTCAAACCAACAATAGTGACTTCAAATCCGGCTGGCACGTTCAATTGAATGCTGCTGTTAGAGTTGCCGTCCGAGAATACGCTACTAATTGCATCGCCATCGGTATCGAGGAAAGTGACCCCACCAATGTAGTAATTGGTATTACCCGGAGTGACAATAAGTGCATCTGTGGCATCTGCTGCGCCACCTGCATAGACGAACTTGAACACTGACCCAGCAATTGGCGCGGGTAATGTGTAAGTGTTGTCTTGCCCACCATCTGGGACAAGAAGGATTCTGCCGCTATGTGTGGCGTTTGTCAGCGTTACGTTGCCATCAGACAAGCTAACGGGGCCGTCACCAAGGGTTGCAACTTCAGTAATTACGCCAGTAGTACCGTTTTTGCTAACGGTCTTAAAGGTACTTTCGGAACGAATCGGGCCGTTGAAAGTCGTATTAGCCATGTGTTTCTCCTGTCGTGGCTAGTGTCAGGCACGGGACGTACCTGTCAGGGAACAGTTTCATGTTATAGAAATAGAAAAGGGGCGACAAGCGCCCCTTTCCTTGTGGAGCTTACGCTCCCGGCGAACCGAAAATCCCGAGTGGGTCACTTACCCCGAAGCTATAACGCTCGCGAGCTTTATAGCGGGAGTTACCCGTATCGAAATCTGCGTCCATTGAGGTGGACATCGGAGTCCGCGTGAAGTGCTTCAGGCCATTAGGCACGTCAGTCATAAGGAACCAAGCGTCCGTGTCCGTCAGGTAATGGTTAACGGCATACCCTTCAGGGATAGCCCCATTACTACGGATGGCGTTCAGATCATTATCTGCCGTACCAACACGACCTTCGGTTTCAAGCAACCGAGTAGCAACAAACTGCAGGTTGGGCGGGATGATGAGTTTACGCGGCTTAGCTGCAATGAGCAGGCCACGTTCATCAGTCCATCCAGCGATCTGAATTACGGCGGCTTCCAGAGAAGTCTCGTTCAGATCAGCAGCCGTTGAAGGCTCGTTGGAGTTCGTACCACCGGAAACCAAGGGATGGTCGGTTGCACAAAGCTCTTTACCATCACCATACGTCGTACCAGAGGAGAAGGCATTATTCAGAATAGCTGCTGCCTTAACCTGCTTGGTATACGCCATTGCACGAGCGAGGGCCTTTGTATAACGCGCCGAGAGCGAGTCGTACAAATTATCCTCAATAGCCTCCTCAGTAACTGAGAAGCCCATAGCAATGGTTTCGTGGTTGTAACGAGCCGTCCACGCTTCTTGTGCCGCATCGTATTCGATGGCGCTACCTTCGTCCTTAACAGGGGCAGCGGAGAATCCTGACAGCTTCGTTTCTTCTTCAAACGAGCGATCTGAACTCTCAGACTCAAAAATTTCGGCGTGCTCTTCACCGTACTTAGCATACTCCAGCCCGAACAGTGCATTGAGGCCGGGAAGGAGTTCTTTAAGTAGCTGGGCGCGAGAAATTGCCATTGTACTCTACTCCTTATACGCCAGTGGTGTTGTCAAACATGTGGCCTGCGTTCCATTTAACGTAAGCCTCAGTGTAACCACCGGATGAATTTGTGGTCTCCTCAACCAGCGCAACAATGCGGAATGGCAAGGTGTTCGTGGTCGCAGAAGAATCGGAGATCGCACACTTGGAGTTACCGGTAACCGTGCTGCCAGTGTTATCCACTCCAGCAACATTAGCTCCGATGTCCGTAATTGCGAGATCGCCAATCGTCGTGCCAGAAGACACAACTGCAGCCTTAAACAGAATATCCGTAGCGTCCGCGACGTAAGCCACAATATCTGAGGCTACAGTGCTTGCAGGATAGTACTGCTTAAAGGTTTTCTGTGACGTACTTGGGTCCGTAAACGCGCACCCAAGAAAAACCCCAATGGGGGTCATGGCAGCGTCGAACGTATCACGTTCAACCGTGCCCCCGGTAACTAGTTTTACGGCGTCCCCATGGAAAATATCCGTACCGTAGTTACTGGCAATAGAGTATTGCCGTGTAACACCTGCGAAAGGGGTACCGCTCAACAGTTTTACCGGAACAAGCCCATAAGGCCCATCAATTGTCGGGTAAGCCATAGCTCATCCTCCTAAAGATTTATGTTCCACTACCGAAAGTGACCTTCGATTGCCTATCACTAAACAAAGGCATACGAGGATCGTTCTCTCTCATGAGGTTGTTATCGACAGATTCGATCTGGGCACGAGTCTGATCTGCATAGTACTGCGTGCGTGCGTCAACCAATTCTGCTGGAGCCTTGCAAAGCATAAGCCCACCGATGACCACATTGTCCTTAAAGCGTTCATGCTCTACGGCAACGATAGTTATCTCAGGGTGATCTGAGGCTTTTACTGGCTCCCAACCTTCACGGAGTTTTGAGGACACATTAGTGGCGTCAATCTGACCTTGAGTACTTACGCGAACCCAATGAAATGCATACCCCGGCTCGGGATGAGGTGACGGAAGCACCTCGGGGCGCGACCAAGCCTTTTTACGGGACGTTTTTTCACGAGTAGAAGTTTCTCGATTAAGCCGATTTTCAGCCATTCTGTTTCCCCATATCAATTGCAACCTGTTTGGCGTACTGTTCAGGGGTTAAACCCAACCTTTTAGCAAGTGTCAACTGTGTCTGCGTTAACCTAATTCGTTTAGGAGTAGTGCTCCGCGTAGCGGGGGCAACCACATTTGACCGCTTTTTCGGTTTTCGTACCTCTTCATCCCCCTCAAAATTTTCAGGGAATGTACTTCGCATCCGAGCATCGAGACGCTCGTAGTATTCATCAGAGACGGGATTTACTCCGTCTTCATTAACGAGCTTTGTATGCACCGCCATCGCAAAGCCCGTCATTTCAGTATCTTTGTTGAACCAAGGATTGCGTTCTTGCCAAGCAACCAATCTAGGGTCAACGTTCGGTGGCGGGGTAGTTGTTTCGCTTTGTACCGGAGTTTCTTCTTCCTGTAAAGCCGGTACTTTGAAGTTGGTCAGCTTGTCAGCTTTAATCTTCGCCGTAGTTAGCGTGTCTTGAGCAGCGACAACGGCATCTGAGTCGCCCCCCTCGTAGGCGTCTTTGTATGCCTGCTTCGCGGAATCAA